GAAAGATACAATAGCGGAGGTTTACGCCGCCTATAACATGAGACATAACGGAACTGCTTGTAATTATACTTTTGAGGCTATTGCAATTGCGAGAGAATATGCTCTTTTTGTTAAAGATAATATCAAATTAAGTGATGAAGATTTATCGTTAAAGCTTTTTGAAAAGGAAAGAGCAGAAGGTAAAAGCTCTATACTTGCTAGTTCGTGGAACGTATGGTTAATGGAAGTAGAGGAAATTGATAGTGTTATATTCAAACACGATAATCTTGGTGAAAATTGGGGGAGATATTTAAGAATAAATAATATGGTTAATCACTTAAGAAATTCTAAAGTCATGGAATTTATTGAGATTATGAAAATTGTATCCTCAAGTCCAGAATTTCTTATGGAATTAGGTTGCGAAGTAATGAAATGCGATTTTGATTTTTCGCCGTTATTAGCAGTGCTCAAGCAGACAATACGCCATAGCTAAATGCAGTGGCGTAAAAAATGTTTTGAAATGGAAAATTGATTTCCATGTTAAAAAATTATAGGAGGAATTTATATGAAAAATTCAAAACCAATATTCATTTTAAAGAACGAAGTGGGTAAGGAACAAAGATATACATTAGGCGATCAAGGACAACTCGTACCATTGGTCGCTATCTCTGAAGAAAAAGTATCATGGCAGTCAGTTAATACAATTTCTGAAACCTGCAAGATATTGAAATTAGGTCGTAATACTTTGATGAGTCTAATAAAATCAGGTCAATTAAAGGCAGTCAAAGCAGGGATAAAACGATGGATAGTTCCAGGGTGGGCAATTGAAGATTTTCTACAGCGACCAAAGCAAGGTGTTTAATACCTGATAAAAAAATAACCGCCTTGGATCGGCGGTCTTAATGAGGTGAATTTAATTTCTATTAATAATTATAACATGGCTTCATCTAATGCAAAAGCAAGTATTGATATGAACACTAAGCAATTCTTAGAAGCTTTATATAGTAACGCCGAAGGATACATATCTCTGTGGGGAAAGTCCACTAAAAAAACGTGCTTCATTGACGTTTCCAATATTGACACGATAATCGATACCGCAATGTCAGTAAAAAATGATATTTATTTTGGCGTTAATCTAGGAAGTAAACCAAAATCTGAGGGACGATTTACCGCCGAAGATATCACGACCATTCCGGCATTATATGTAGATATCGACATTGCAGGACCTAACCATAAATCAAAGAATCTCCCTGCAGACATGAATCAAGCCCTAACATTCATCAATGAGTTGCCAATCGAACCATCAATAATAGTTTCAAGCGGTTCAGGATTACATTGCTATTACATATTTAAAGAGCCGTGGAAATTAGAGCCACCAGAGGAAAGGTTGCAAGCGCAGTCAATATCTAAGGGATGGCAGAATTATATCAGAAGTCGGACTAAATGGAACATCGATAGTACTTACGACCTACCAAGAGTACTGCGCATACCAGGAACTTTTAATTGCAAGAATCCTGAAATCCCCGTAGAAGTTACCGTATTATCAAGTAATGACAATCGATATAATCAAAGTGATTTTTCTCAGTATATAGCTGAAGTTGTTAAGGTGGAAAAACGTGATCGATTCAAAAGAAACCCATCAGATGGTCCTGCGAAATTAGCAATTGATAATTGTAAATTCTTGCAGGCTTGTAGAGACCACGCAGCCGAACTATCAGAATCTCAATGGGTTGCCATGATTACCAACGTGGCGCGTTGCTCAGATGGGCCTGAAATAGTCCATGAACTTAGCAAGTCATATCCAGGCTACACGGAACAGGAAACAACAAATAAAATTTACCATTGTTTAAATGACATGCAAGCTCAGACCTGTGGATATATTCAAGAGTCATTAGGATTTAAAATGTGCCCTGATGGCGGTTGTGGAGTTAAAGCTCCCTGTAGTTGGGCACTAAGTACCAATAAGGTAAGAAGAACTAATGACGGTACAAAGTTAGAGGCTATAGAGGATTTTGATAAACCCGTACCAGATGGATTTTTCGATGCAGATATACCGCCCAAGGAATTTTTCGATGGATCAGGAAAGTTTGTACCTCCCCAATTAGCTGAATACATAATGGCTACAAATACATTAGCATATGATCATGGAAGCTTATTTATATATCAAAATGGTGTATATATCCCAATCGATTTTACAAAGATCAAACAAATATGTATAGATCTATTAGGAAAGGATTATCGAGATTCACGAGGAACAGAAGTCGCTCGTTATATACAGACTTCGAAACTTTCCGATGAAAACTTTTTTGAAGGCGCTACTGAATTTCTGAACGTAAAAAATGGACTGGTAAACTTTAGAGATCATGAAATTAAATTACTTCCGCACACATCGGATTATCACTCAGAAATACAAATTCCTGTTGTTTATGATAAAAATGCAAAATGTCCAAACATCCTCAAATTCTTTAATGATGTGCTGCCTAATGGATGTCAAGAATTTATAGAGGAATTATTCGGGTATTTCTTGGTGACAAGCACAGTTATTCAAAAAGCTTTTTTGCTGTATTCTGGTGGTGAATCAGGTAAATCAATATTTCTAGATCTTGTTGGTAGGTTCGTAGGGGATAATAATACATCTCATGAAAGCCTGCAGGATCTGTCGGAAAATAAATTCAGAAAGGCTAGTCTTGTAGGTAAATTAGTCAATGTCTTTGCAGATATTCCAAGTCGTTCTATTGAAGATAGTTCAATATTTAAAACACTTACTGGTGGGGATTGGATAACTGCCGAGAAGAAAGGGGAAAAACCTTTCAAATTTAGGAATACAGCGAAGTTAATATTTTCTTGCAATGAGTTGCCAAGAAGTAAAGATCATAGTCACGGATTTTTTAGAAGATGGATTGTAATTACATTCCCAAATCAATTTCCACCAGGCTCTCCCCAGAGAGATCCATTTATAATCAATAAAATAACTACTGCAGAAGAACTATCAGGGCTGTTAAATCTATCAATAAATGGCTTGAGGCGGCTTTTTAAAAGGGGACATTTTTTAGAACCTGAGATATTAGCGCAAAACTTAGAGAAATACAAACTATCAAATGATAGTGTATCTTTATTTTTAGCTGAATGTTGTGAAGAAAAAACAGGAAATATTGAAACGAAGTCATTTATCTATAATAGATATTCTGATTTTTGCAAATGTAATGGTCTTCACCCCGTTAGTTCTATTAAATTTAACAAAAAATTATTAGAGGTTTTCCCAAATGCAAAGGAATACAGGACTAAAGAAACCCGCAACTGGTTAAATATTGTTGTTATAAATTAATTAATGACCAATTTTAAAAAAATCTGTCATCATAATAAGAGCTTATAAACCCTTGTGATTATTGAGTGGTGACAGACTTTCGATGACAGATTTGATTTTAACTCGCCCTATTTTCTCTCTATATATTTTTATATTAATTTAATGAAATCAATTATAAAAAATATTAGTCATTAGTCATCATTTCAGTATTGGTAAGGGTTCGTTGCCATTTAAATTAGTCATCAAATCTGTCATTTATTAAAAATTAGTCATCTAAAATATGTTTGCAAACAATTGTGCTTGAAAAACTTTTAATGGAGATATTTTAATGAGAAAACAACGAATACCAGCTAAAATTTTAGGATATGAAGGTGAAAGACCAATTATAGCCTGTACTGCTGAATGGGTAGGACAATTCTGGGAGTTAAAATTTGTTTGTCCTTGGTGCCAATATAATCATTGTCATGGTGGATGGGTTGACAGAGAGCCCATTGCAGGGGATTCGGCTTCGCACTGCACGGTAAATAAAGAGAATTATATATTAGAAATTACTGAGAAGATTGGAAAATGGAAGCCCGTTACAAAGAAATAGTTTTAACCCTAATACTTACCTACTGGCTTGGAGATGGGTTCCGAGTACTAGGAAGATTTATTAAGCATGTGAAAGGAGAGAATATGTCGAAAAAAATATGGAGCCGAGATTTGCGTGAGGCATTAAAAAAAAAGAAATCTGCCTATGTAGATGATAAATATAATATTTATAAGGATGCTTGCGGCAATCGTGATCCAACGCCTGGTGATGTTTTTAGGGGAAAATATGGGACAAAGGTGGTGTAATAAGGTTGATGGATCTGACTAAAGTGGACAGTATAAAAAAGAGGACATTTCTTGCAGTTTTCTCTGAGTGCGGTAATGTTACTAAATCTGCTGAGATTGCTGGGTGTGCTAGACAAACCCACTATGATTCAATGGCAAATGACCCTGAATATGTTTTGGCTTTTGATCAAGCTAAAGAAGCTGCAGCCGACAAGCTAGAGCAAGAGGCCAGACGTAGAGCCGTAGAAGGGGTAGCGGAACCGGTATTTTATCAAGGAAAACAAATTGGCACAGTACAAAGGTATAGTGATAATCTGCTCATGTTCCTACTTAAGGGCGAACGCCCTGAGAAGTTTAAGGATCGTCAAGAAGTAACTGGCAAGAACGGTGGCCCAATACAATTAGAGGCTATGACCGCCGACCAAAGGCAGTCGCGAATTATTGAGTTGTTGGAAAAACGAGATAGCTAAGAGCAATCAGAAAAATAACCAAGATTCCTATAATGATCATAGGCGTAAATTAACGCTCAATAATGCTTAATAACTAGTAAAATAATTATCTCAGTGTCCAATAATGTTATATTATTGAACATTGAGATAATGCTTGAAATGGAAAATAATAGTAATTTAGGGGAGGTTATAAGCCTTCCTTTTTCTATTGTGGAAGTTTGTTAGGGATATAAATAAAAATGATAAAGGGGTGAATTACACTGACGATTAGAGAATTATTAATTCAAATAGGTTTTAGGGTTGATAGGTCTGGTGCTGGTCAAGCAGATAACGCAATGGGCAGCTTAGAGCGTAGAGCGAATAGACTAGGTGCTGCAATGGGTGCCCTTGGTGCTGCAATGGGAATGGCTTTTGCGCTTAGAGAAGTATTTCAGATGGCAGATGCTTGGGCGAGTGTTAATGCGAGGGTTAGTTTGGTTACTAATGGAGCGGAGGAACAGAAATTTGTTACTGAATCCCTGTATAATATAGCGGTAAAAACTCGCCAAGAATATGTAACTACCGCAGACTTATATGGAAAGATTGCAAGGAATGCCAAAGAGTTGAGTTTAACTCAAAACGATATTTTGGGACTGACTGAGGATATTAATAAAGCGTTGATTATTGGCGGCGGAAACACGCAAGAAAATCAAGCTGCAGTATTGCAATTAGGGCAGGCCTTGGCTTCTGGCAGACTGCAGGGTGATGAGTTTCGTTCACTGATGGAGAACGCGCCACGCTTAACAAACGCAATCGCAGAGGGCATGGGCGTAGGCATTGGGCAATTGAGGTCGATGAGTAAGGCGGGTGAATTAACGGCTAAAGTTGTTATTGATGCTATTAGATCGCAATCGGCGAAGTTAGAAAAAGAATTTATGCAAATGCCTACTACGATTGGTCAGGCAATTACTGGCGTAGGTTTGAGAGTGGGGAAATTCCTGCAAGATTTAGAGAAAGAAACAGGAGTTTTTAAATCTATTGCCCAAGGGATTGCTAAAGTTTTTGGTGCTATTGATGACGAAATTAGGGCAGCGTCTACGAGAGTAGGTGGATTTAAGAACGTCTTAAAGATAGCAACGGCGGCGGTGATCGCTTTTGGTATTGCTTGGGTTGTTGTTCGCGAGGGATTATACACTTTGGAGCTATGGAGAATAGCCCTACAGATATTAAAAATAAATGTCGTTGCAGTTGGTAGGGCGTTTTTAGCTTGGTTAATGAATCCTGCATTTTTAACAGTAGCTGCAATAACGCTATCAATAATCGCTGTAGCTTTGGCATTGGAAGACGTTTATTACTGGGTGACTGGTGGTAACAGCGTATTAGGTAAATATGTTGGCTCTTGGGATGAATTTAAAGCCAAGGCATTAACATACTTACAGCCTATTATTGACGGCTTTAATGAGCTGGTAGGAGTTATAAAGTCCGAAGGAACACCAGCGATAATGGCAATAAAAGACGGTTTTATTTCTGCGTTTAATGTAATTGTGGCATTTCTTACTCCTATTGTGCAGTGGATTATTGCTCAATTTATGGATATTACCAATAACGGTCAAGTAATTTTTAGTTTGTTACTGACAATATGGCAAGGCATTGTTAGCGGTATTGTGTTAGCTTTAAAATTTTTGACTCAAGTTTTTACAGGGAATTTTAGCGGCGCAATAGACACTGTTGTTGGATTTTTTAAGAATTTATTATCAACGGCATTGTCTGTATTGCAGCAAATAGGAACCGCAATAGGAACTTATGTATTATCAAAACTAGGATGGGCAGGTCAGGCAATAGCAAAGCTTGCAGGGATGGATTTAACGAAAGGCATGATAAATGCAAGCCTTGACGTTAATAGCCCAACTGGAACATCTAAAATTGCGGCAAATAATAATTACGGAATCAATCTAAACCCTAATCTAGATTTGGCTGGGACTAGTACAAGAAACAATAACGTGACCATAAACCAAACAAATCAACTATTAGCTGGTACCCCTGCAGGGCAGGTTAATTTTGTCCAAGATGCTACTGAGGATATGTTCAATCAAAGACTCGTTACTGGAATGCAGTATTCATTATAATAGGCAAGAGAAATCCAGCAGGTTAGCACCATTGCTAACCTGCTGGATTTTATTTAAGCAACTGAAAGGGTGATAAAGTGAAGAATACAAAACGTGATACTAGCAAGGGTGCTTGGCTATTCGTGGACGGGGTCCCTGCAGGTAAGTTTATTATTAGTGTAAGTAATAACGGAAATAAAGCCACATACCCCGGCACATATGAACTTGAAGAGACAATTATTCTTACCTTGCAAAGAGCAGCTATTTTAGGAATTCCAGAGGATCATATTATCTATGATGAAGCCGGTATTGAGGCGCAGGCTGGTCAGTCTGCTTTATGTAGAATGGCAGTTGAGGGGGCGAAGAGGGGCGGATTTATGAGATAGGCATTGTGATTTAACCCGCCCCTTGTGTTACATAGTTGATACATCATTAAGGAGTTATCCGTATTTTGGGCGGGTGACTCTTTTTGTTGTGTAAATAAAGCGATATGCAGGTAATGTGTTTTTAAAGAAAAATAATTTATATACAGTTTAATTTTTTATTGCTACGGAATGTGTATTAGTGAAATTGAATATACAAGAAAGATATAATACTGATTAGATTCCCTAACTGCATTGTTATGAAAATAAAAAGAGATAAATATATAATAATGAACATTTATATATAACAAAACTTGACTAATGTGATAAAATAATATAAAAGTAAAGTATAAGTTTTTTAGGAGTCTAAATGAACGATGTAACTGTTTTTGATGAATGGGAAATTTATGAAGAAGCCGTTGATGGCTCTGGTAGAGGCAAGAAGAACTGGTTAAAGAACAGTCGTACAAAAGAAATCGGATTATTTAAATATCCTAAGGAACATACTAGTGGATTAAATCTATTGACTGGAGAACATTGGGCTGAGAATATTGCCAGTAGTATAGCTATGTTAATAGGTATACCTTGTGCAAAAACGGAAATTGGAATATTCAAAGATGAAATTGGCGTAATGAGTTATTTAGTGTTAGATTATAACAGTGAAATCTTGGTAGAAGGTGTCCAATATATAACGAAATTATATCCAATGTTTAATGTGAATACACTATATGACGAAACAAATCATAAAAGGTATTCGTTGCAGATGATAGAAGAATGTATAGAGGATACTGGACTTTTTGATGAGTTTATTAAAATTCCTATTTTTGATTGTTTAATTGGCAATAGTGATAGGCACCAAAGTAATTGGGGCATAATTACAGATAGATCTGGAAATCCATTGAAGATATCTCCTGTTTATGATAATGGCTCATCATTATGTTGTCGCGTAAAAGAAGAAGATGTTGACAATTTTTTTAAAGATGGTAATAGATTCAAAGCATTAATTGAGAGTAAATCGCTTTCTGCTATATCTTGGATGGATAATCGAAAGACAAGGCAGTTTGATTTACTAAATAATATAAATGATAAATATTATGATCAGACGATCGATATAGTGAAGCAGCTAAGAAATGCATTATCTGATGGAGCAATTAGTAAATGTGTAGAATCTATATCGAGTGAATTTATGAGTGAAAAACATAAACAGTTGGTTGTTAGATTTTTGCAAGTCCGTAGGGATAAAATTTTGCAAATATATAATTTGAAATGAGGAAGTTGACTATGAATACCTTAGAAGTAGTTTGGAAAGATTTAAATACCCGACAGAGGTTTGTTGTTGGAACACTTACTAAGGGAATAAAATATAGTTTTAGATATAAAAAGGAAACTATTGATAAGGCTTGTGAAAAAGGCTTTAATGGAATTGTTGCGTTTCCTGATTTAAAAAAAGAGTATATTAATAATGTTTTGTTTCCGGCATTTGGAACAAGATTGCCGGATGAAAAGAGAAAGGATATTAATAATATCTTAAGTAAATATAATTTGGAGAACTATGATTCGTTTGAACTATTAAAAAAAAGTGGTGGCAGATCTCCAATTGATACTTTGGAGTTTATTGAGCCTATTGATCTTTCTAAAGTTAAAGAAAATATCAAAGCCACTAGGGAATTTTTTATTGCGGGTGTACGACACTGTAATTTGTGTAATGACAAGATTGACAATAGATGTACGATTAAAATCCCATTACAAAAAGGAGAAATTCTAAGATTAGAGCTAGAACCCAGTAATCATTATGATCCAGATGCTGTAGCGGTATATAAAGATAATTATAAAATTGGATATATCCCTATGTATTATAGTAAGGCAGTGGGTGAAGCAATTAAAGGAAATTTAGAAGTTGATCTTATTGTAAAAGACTTTGATAGTATGGCTTGTTGCCAAGAATGTTTGAAAGTTTTATTAACAATAGTGGATGAGTAAATTTAACATGAGAAGCAACTCCCTCGGCTTAGTGCTTAGGGAGTTTTCTTATATGATTAATAATGATATGATATTTCTAATAATTAACAATTGAAGGGGTGGGATTGTGAAGAAGCTAGTTGTTTTAACAGGACTATGTTTACTTTTGCTATCGTCCATTGTTTTTGCTAGTAATGATCGGTGGTTAGAAGTTAAAAGTAGTGAAAAAGGGATAATATCGCTTGACACACAGACTATATCTATAGGCAAAATTGATAAAAATAATAGTAAGATATTAGCTTGTTGGGTAAAAATTTCTGGTATTTCAGATAAAACGAAGAACAGTATTCAAGATCAACTTAGGATTAAATACCCTAAACGCATTGTTAATCTATCTAATGTTTCTGAGATTTACTGGAAATTCAATTTTGATGTTAATAACGATGAATTGAAAGAAGAAGCTGCTGTTTATTATAATGAAGATAGAAAAGAGCTTTTTAGAGAAACCATGAAGTCAAAATGGTATCCCATTGAACCTGATTCTCTAGATGAGAAAATTTATAATTTAGCGAAAAAACAATTAGGATTATAACAAAGGTTATGGTGATATAATGAATGAGAATAAAGAAAAATTTTATCAAAAGAAGTGGTTTTTGTGGCTAGTCATTATTTGTTTCTTCCCTGCAGGGGTGTTTCTATTGTGGAAGTACAAACATTATAGTAAGGCAGTTCGGATCGTAATAACAGTATTAATAATTGGATTAGTTGTATTTACAGATAAAAAAGAAACGCCTAACATGCAAGCTATCGAACCTGTAAAAACTGAAAATGTAACAAGTTCGGCAAAAGAAAGCTTACTTCACAAACTAACTTCATCTGATAAAGACAAAATAGTTATTGATCTTCGAAATGGTGGAGATTCAAGTAAAGTAAAACATGGACAAATGGTAATCATAAGCGGCGAGGTGGTTGCAGGGAATGGTAAGAAAGGTGGAAGAAATTTTTCTACTGCATTTGGTAGCTATGAATCACAGCCTTTTATATTAGCAGATAAAAATGGGAGAGAATGGCCTATAGTGTTAGCTATTCCTTCCAGAGAGAGTGTGTTTGAAAGAAAGATAAGTGTAAAAGGTATTGTTGATCAAGAAGCAAATGACCCCATATTGTTAGACGAAAACCATACATCTGCAATAGTTAAAGCTGAAATTATAAAGTAGTCTGCTGGCAATTTGGTTGTTAGCGATAAACTAAATTCTTAGGAGAGGGCATTTTTGCCCTCTCCTAAACTTATATACACGAATATTTAAATAAACTCTTACCTTATTGCCTCAGGCTATACGAAGAATTAACCGTTACGCTAGTTTAATATGTTGGTGTGATAAGTTTGGTCGTCTGCAGGATGAAAAATGCGTATGGACGATTTATGGCGGTCTAGTGAGACAATAAATATAAGTATCAATAATAATAATGCTTTAATTAATAAGTGAAATTAATAAATGAGTTATATGTCTGGCTTAGCATTTACTTTCTGCAAAATTTTAAATAGTTCTGTATTGATAATGACCCGCCCAAAATAGGCAAAAAGAAAACCGGCACGGTGGCCGGGGTGGTTTGGTAGATAATTTTAATTTATTCTCTCCAAATTCTGCTATTTAATTCCTTGATACATTTATCCCCGTCTTCGGTATTTTCACGGGTCAGCCCTCTAAGTGTATGCTCTGAAAGGCGTAATAATCTACTTGCTGCACTTTTTAAATTTTCTTCACTAGGGATTAATCCAATAAGGTGAAACATTTTAAACCATACCACGCTATCGATAGAAACTCTTAGGCGAGACGCTGACACTCTTAAACTGGTTTCTACGTCCTTATACTTTTTCTCAACTTTCTCATAGTTATCATATTTTGTTGTACCTGAATATAAGGGGGAAGTATATTTGTTTTTAGTAAATTCTAAAGTGTATTTAGCATCGCTAATTGCCTTTTTTAAATCTATTAAAGGATCAATTAGAAATTTATTTGCATTGCCAAATATAAATCCTAAAAATGCTCCTAGCAGAACGGCTATTAATTTGTCATACATCGAAAATTTCCTCCAACATCATTGTTATACTTATATCAGAAGTTTGATGATATAAGGCGAAATGAGCCCAAGCAACTTTTTGATATTAAATAACTTCTTTGTAACAGAGCTACGTAGGTAAAATATGATTATTCTTCTATTTGGGATGGCACATACTCTAACAGATCCCCAGGCTGACAGTTGAGAGCAGCACAAAGGCGGTTCAATACAGACAAGTCTACCCTTGTTGCCGTGTTGTTATAAATGGCGTAAAGTGTATTTTTGTTTACTCCGCTCAATTCCTGCAGCTTGGGTACTTTTATTTTGTCTTTTTCAAACATAATACGATCTAATTTGAATTTTATCACATTAATTACCTCTCTAATTTTTTATTAACATTGTACAATGATTAATGCAATAAATCAAATAAAGATCTGATTAAGTACAATGAAGTATTGACAATATGGACTATGAAATATACAATGAAGGTAATAATAAATACAGTGATGTATGTAAAAAGGAGTGAGTAAAATGTTAAGAAGTATTATTACAGGTCAAACGCTTCCAGTAGGTGAGTTTGAAGAGGGATGGCAAGAGCTTGTTTTAAAACGGCAGCTTATGATTGGTGAAAAGCTAGATGCTGCAGGCTTGTCCAGTGAATACTTAGTGGAAATGTTAGAGAAACTCGAAAATAAAGAATTAACAGAAGATATAAAGGCAGCTATATTTCATTTGCAAACCAGCACTACTTATGTGCATTACAATAAGGGCTTTCTTGATGGTATAAAGTTTGCAATGATGGCTGAAAAAATATAAATATTTACTAATGATTCGTTGCCGAAGTCAAAATGACTTTTCCTTATATGAAGTAACCAATTTACTAAAATTGAAAAAAGCGAGGTTATTTAAATGCAATGTAAATGCGGTATAACAATCCCAACAAAAGCAAAATTTTGCCCCGAATGTGGAACTTCTGCCCCCGTAGAAACAAAAATAGAGATACAGCCAATCAAACAAGTATCTCATATTCTAACCGTGAATGAAGCTTCTGTTTTTTTGAAAATATCTAGAAGCAAATTGTATGAGTTGGTTAGTCAAGATGCTATCCCTTGGTTCCCTGTCGGTTCTCACAAGAGGTTTTTAACTCAGGAGCTTTTGGATTGGGCTAAAAATAGGGGGAGGTTATAAACTTATGAAAGGCTATGAGAGACTTCAAACTATAATTGGTCGTGAAATTAATGGCGATGAATTGTATATGGTGGCTACAATCTTTAAAACAAGTATGGACTTTTTCTGCCAAGAAGAATCTATAAAGCCGTGGATAGTTGAGCCTGAACCGTTTGATTTCCAAATTAAAACTGTAGACTATAAATATTTTGAACTGTTTGCTGCAATGTGGGATAAAGGAGTGAATAGTTATGATAAACTCAGCAAGGCAATAGATGTAATATTCGAGCAGGCATTAGACTCGAAAATGGCTATTGATATTATCAATAAAACGATTGTAGATGAAACATCTCAGCCCGAGTTGCCATATAATCCATTTACTCAACTATTAAAGCTAAAGGATAAGCCAAATAACATAGTAATGCAGGAAATATTCCATATGAATACTGACAAACAAGCTGAGCTTGATGATCTCTTATATAGTCTAGACCTGATGTACCGCCAGAGCCAACAAATAGAAGATGGTTACGCCATCCATCTAAGCCGATTTAAGCTAATTAGAGAAGCAGTAGAAGGCTTTTACGCTAAAGGCTTTCAGGATGCAGATACTCTGGAAATGAAGCTTATTGTTTAAATTGCGACAATGCAAAAGGTGAAATATAGGTGATAAATGAATTATTGTGCCATAGTAAATTCTAAGGGGGATAACTATGGACGAATATTTAACACCAGAAGAATTAGGTAAAATATTAAAGGTAAATGAGAAGGTTATAGTGGATTTGTTGAACTCAGGCGATATTCCAGGAATTAAGATCGGGTATTTATGGCGAATACCTAAAACAAAATTAGAGGAATGTTTTGAATCAAATATAAGGCATGCTAAACCTATAAATTTTACGAATACTATAAAGTTTATAAAACCTACCAAGAAAGCTATAAGACCTACAGATAGTAACTCTTTAATGCGAACACCAAAAAATGTTATGGAAAAGTTTTTAACATGTGATGATGTTGCAGAAAGATATGGCGTTAAGAAAATTACTATATGGTCATGGATTAGAGAAAAGAAACTTAATGCTATCCAGACGGGCAAAAAATATCGTATAAGGCCGGAAGACCTGAAAGCTTTTGAAGACGCAAGAATGTCGGTACAAATAATATCAAAGGAGCAGAAGAATGAAAGCCTATGAAATAGTGGAGTCACAAGAGAATATCAGAGTGTAGATTTAAAAGATATATTGAATGGGTTAGATTGATGAGGGTAAATATGCCGTTGATCCAGGGGATTCAGATAAATTTTTAGAACTTTACCCTGGTGCTATGGAATTATCCTGCACGGGGAATTGAGTCCCGCCCAAATAAAGTAAAGAGATGAAGGAAAACATGAAAAGAGGAACAACAGCATTACGGATTTTAATTCAGATTGCTATTAGGTTGGAAAAGAAAAACGCGGCTGTGAAGGAAAGCCCTGCAATCGATAGTCAGAAAGGAGCAGATATACTACGACAGAAATACTAGAAATTATCCTCGTCAAGGATATGAAGATGGTGTGATTTTTAAAAAAGGTCGTGCAGGAGGTTAATACTCCTGCCTTTCTTTTAAGTAAATATATAATTGGGGGCGGGATTAATGGCTGGAAAAAGGTTGCCTAATGGGTATGGTACAAGGCCAAGACAGTTAAAAGATAGGCGTTGGAGAATTGACATTACAATTACTGATGATGAAGGGACTAGTAAGCGTAGGAGTGTGTATGGTCTATCTGAGAAAGAGGTTATTGCCAAACGTGACAGTTTAATTGAACAGGCTAAGAATGGTTGTTCTGTGACTTCTCAGGCCGACAAGCTGACGTTAGGAAAATGGATAGATGAGTGGTTGGAAACATACAAAAAGGATAAGGTTAGCAGTGGAACCTATAATTTATATAGTTATTGCTATAAATTATGGATAAGTGATAAATTAAAAGACATGCCATTAAAGAAAATCCGGCATAATTTATTGCAAAAATTTATAAATGAGTCTGAGAAAAAATATAGCGGTCAAACTTGTGGAATTATTCGTGTGGTGCTGCAGCAATCTTTGAGTATGGCTGTTAAGAATAAATATATATTAAATAACCCTGCCGAAGGATTGCAGGTTCCACCTAAAGGGAAAAAGAAGGTTGTACCACTTATTAAGGATGAATTGAAGTTATTATTAAGCGAAACCAAAGGAACAAGAAATTATTTATTTTATGTGTTATCTGTATATAGCGGAGCTAGAATCGGAGAAGTGTTAGGTTTAAGCTGGGCAGATATAAATTTTAAAAAGAATACGATTCACATCAATCATAGTTTAAACTACAATAGCAAACTGAAAAAATGTGAATTAGGACCAACTAAAACAGGTAAACCACGCGATGTACCCATATTGCCAAAGTTAATTGATATTATTAAGCAGCATAAAGCTGAGCAAGCTAAAGAAAAGCTGCAAATAGGAAAAGAATATAACAAGGAAAATATGGTATTCTGTGATTATAATGGGCTTTATTTAAGTCCTAATAATATGAGGATACAATTTAATAAAGTTATTAATCAGCTAGGCATAAGCAAAGAGTGTACACCGCATACTTTAAGACATACGTTTGTAAGCCAAATGATTAGTGCAGGGAATAATATTAAGTTAATTTCTGAAATAGTGGGACATGCTAATATTAATATCACGATGGATACTTATGGGCATTTAATCCCTGGGGATGCTAGCAAAGCAATAGAAGCATTATCAAAACAGATGGATGATATTGCCATTTAGCAGTGTTTTTTTACCGCAAAAAATACCGCAGTCATGCCTAAAAAACAACATGCGGTAATAAGTGATAAGGCTAAAGAATGCTTGTGTAATAAGCAATAAGAGGTAATAAGATCAGTGAAATTTAACAAAACCGTAACAATCCCTTAACAAAGGGAAATTAGGAATAGGTTACAATTTAACTACGAGAAGTCTTGATGTAGCTTCTATGCATAGGCTTAAAGGTTGGCGTAAGCTTAACAGGAGGATTTAAAATGCAATTAGTAAGTAAAGAACATAAAACGAAACTATTATATGATCATTATATGAGGTATCTATTTATTGCCAGCGCAAGTTTGATGACGATTATTATTGTTACAATCATTGTTTTTGTCGGCGGACAGGGGCTCTTGACCTTTAAAGAAGTAAGTCCTTTAGACTTCTTTTTTTCAGCAAAATGGGATCCAATGGGGCTGGAGTATGGTGCCTTAAGTTTTATCGTAGGTTCTTTAGCAGTTACTGTACTATCCATTTTATTGGGCGCGCCTTTAGGATTGGCTGGTGCGATTTTTATGGCGAAAATTGCTCCAGCTTGGTTGAGTAAAATTATGAGACCAGCTACGGATTTATATGTAGCGATTCCTTCTGTCGTATATGGCTTTGTGGGCCTAACGATCATTGTACCTTTTATTCGAACCTATTTTAATGTAAATATCGGCTTTGGTTTATTAGCCGCTTCGATTATTCTAGCGATTATGATTTTACCTACGATTGTGAGTATTTCAGAAGATGCTCTTCGAGCAGTACCAAAGAGTCTGGAGGAAGCTTCCTTAGCTCTGGGAGCAACAAGATGGCAAACGATTTGGCATGTTCTTTTACCTTCTGCATTGCCTGGAATTTTGACCTCGATTATTTTAGCTATGGCAAGAGCGGTAGGGGAAACCATGGCAGTTCAAATGGTAATTGGCAATACTCCACAATTAGCTACATCTTTATTTATGCCTACTTCTACACTGCCTAGTGAAATTGTTGTGGAAATGGGCAATACTCCCTTTGGTTCAGCTTGGGGAAATGCGTTGTTCCTAATGGCATTTGTGCTGTTAGTGTTATCCTTGTTAATGATTTTGATTATTCGCCGAATTGCCAGAAAGAAGGTGATCTAAATGTCTGCAAAAGTTTTTGATAAGCTAGCTACGCTGCTAATGTGGCTGGCAGGTATTGTAATCTTAGGTATATTGGCTGCTTTCTTGCTTTATATTTTATACAAAGGGGTACCTGTACTGTCATGGGATTTTATTTTTGGTAAATCCAGTGATATTCAAGCCGGCGGCGGTGTAGGAGCTCAGTTATTTAACTCTTTTTACATTTTATTTTTATCCCTCTTAGTTTCCATACCATTGGCCATTGGCGCAGGGGTGTATTTAGCCGAGTATGCTCGTGATAATAAACTGACGGATTTGATTCGGTTGAGTACAGAGAGTCTGGCAACGGTTCCATCCATTGTATTAGGGTTATTTGGCATGATTATCTTTGTCAATGCATTGGGCATGGGATTCAGTATTATCGGGGGAGCTTTAACATTAATGCTGCTTAATCTGCCTGTTCTAGTCAGAGTGACGGAGGAGTCCGTGCGAAATGTTCCCGTGCATTATCGTGAAGCAAGTTTGGCTCTTGGTGCTACGAAGTGGCAGACGATTTGGCGGGTTGTTTTACCAAATGCATTGCCTGGCATTATTACGGGTGTTACGCTGACTGCGGGGAGAGCATTAGGTGAAACAGCCATCTTGATTTTTACAGCTGGTACGACAGTTGGACGGCAAATTGTCAATTTTGATGTGACTGCAGCAGGTGAAACCTTAGCTGTACATCTTTGGTATGTTATGGCTGTAGGACTTGTACCTGACAGAGTGGAAATTGCAAATGGGTCTGGAGCATTATTAATCATTACAATTCTTATATTAAATTTATTGTTTACCATACCGAGTAGAATCCTGCAGCGCAAATTAGGTGCTGGCGGACATTAGAAAAAGTAAGATGTTGCAATACATCAAGACGAGGATTTAGGCGAGTTTTAACTTGCTTAAATCCTTGTTTTTTTATAAGGAGAGAAGTATAAGTTTATAGATGCAAAAAAGATAAGATTGTATGAACCACAAAGGCACAATGCCGCTATCGCGGCACACAAAGGAGTGCACAAAAAAATATAAAACTTTGTGTCCTTCGCGTCTTCGCGGTTCAAAAGGCTTTATTTTTTAGGACGCCCAGCTTTTTCTTATACGAGGCTGATAGTGGCTGCTGTCTTTGGTGGAAGTAGCCTCTATTTTCATATTGAGTAGTAAAAAAATACATTTTGGTAAAAGCTATAATGAAATATTGAGGAGGTGGCGGTATGGGAAAAAGTATGATCAGTAATCTGATTACGGGAATCAAAGATGTACTGGTATATCAGCCGCCTGATCAGCCGACTCCTTTTGTTTTGAATGAGACGCAGAAGGAAAAAGCAGAAATCGACGGTGAATTTTTCCCTCCTGCTACTGTCACAGAGGGCATACGAGAGTTAGAGTTCATGATCAATTATGCGAAAAAATTAGATGCGTTTATGCAAAAAAGCAGTAAGGATTTACGAAGTAAAGAAAAACATGAAATCGTCAAGAAAATTAAAGCCGAGTTTGAAATGATACAGACTGAATGGAAGGAAATTAAAAAGTATACGAAAAAGAATCACAGCATTGACGGTATGTACAATAATACTGTGATAAGTACAGACTTAGGTGAAAATAAGAGCATGTTAGAATCCATTTATCAGCTGCCTGTGAATAAGGATGTGGTAATTCGAAGCATTACCATCTCAGACCAGCCTAAGATTAAAGTTCTTGTTGTATTTATGGATGGACTTATCGATAAGAAAATTATCAATATGACCTTATTAGAACCTTTAATGTTCATGAAGAATATTCAAGAGCATGTGCAAGGTGAAGATTTCATCAGTTTTGTCATGGAAGAGTGCCTTCCTAGTGGGCAAGCTTCAAGGATCGGAAGTTTTAAGGAAGTGCAGCAAGCAATCAATACTGGTGATGCAGTAGTGTTTTTTGATGGCAGTGGAGAAGCGGTGGCGGTAGAAACAAAAGGGTATGAACATCGCAGTATTGGCAACCCTACAACGGAGCAATCAGTTCGTGGATCGCAAAATGCATTTACAGAAGTATTACGTGTCAATACAGCCCTTATTCGAACCATGCTTCATGCCAGTGACCTGATAACCGAAATGATTCCTATCGGTGCAAGAGGACATTCTAATTGCGCTGTTATGTATATCAAATCAATTGCCAATGAAGAACTGGTTGAAGAAGTAAAAAGACGTGTTAATAGTATCAGTACTGATATTATAACGGATTCGGGTGTACTAGAACATTTTATTGAAGATTTCCCCAAAAACCCATTTCCTCAAACCTTATCAACAGAACGGCCAGACCGAGTAGCCATTCACTTGTCAGAGGGGCGGGGAGCTATTTTTATCGATGGCAG